TGGACGGCGATGACATGGACTTCGGCGGCGAAGAAGATGAAGAAGCTATGATGGAAGCAGTTCAGCTTAAGAAAGTTTCTGTAACTCATGGCGACAATGGCGTACAGACAAGAAGCCCGAGCCTACAGAACTCAGGTCAGGCTGGCATGGACAGCAACCCAGTAAAGTTCAGCGGTCACGATGAAGCAGTTCCTACTGCTCCTAAGGCTCCAAGCAACTTCTACTCAAAGGGTGAAACATCTGTAAAGGGTGCAGGCAACTTCAAGAATGCTCCTGGTAAGGATAACTTCAAGGACAAGGGCGAAGCAGCTCCTAAGCCAAAGCACGGTGATGACGGCTCAAACGCCAAGAGTCCAGTAGCAGAGTCACGCAGACCTGCTCGTAGACCAATTCGCTAAGGGATCTGAGAGCAAATGGCTTTGTATCTTAGAGAAAATCTAACCTTCGATAGAGCCGGCATGATTGTCGAATCTGTTAAGGAAGAGGGCGCTGATTTTAAGACCCTCTACATGAAGGGGATTTTCATTCAGGGCGGGGTAAAGAACGCAAATGAGCGCATTTACCCCGTCAATGAAATCGAAAGTGCAGTAGATACATTAAACAAGCAAATCTCAGAAGGCTACTCCGTTTTAGGAGAAGTCGATCACCCAGATGATCTCAAAATCAATTTAGACCGTGTAAGCCATATGATTACAAGTATGTGGATGGATGGAGCTAATGGTTTTGGCAAATTAAAAATTCTTCCAACTCCAATGGGTCAACTCGTAAGAACAATGTTGGAGTCAGGTGTAAAATTAGGTGTATCCAGTCGTGGTTCAGGTAATGTAAATGACATGGATGGTAGAGTCAGTGATTTTGAAATCATCACTGTTGATATCGTCGCCCAACCTAGCGCACCAAATGCTTACCCTAAGGCAATTTATGAAAGTATCATGAACATGAAAAACGGCCATAAAATGCTTGAAATTGCTAAGGAAGTACAGGGCGACAAAAAAGTGCAACGATTCCTTGGTGAGGAAGTAAAACGCCTCATCAACGAACTTAAATTATAAAGGGAATCAAAATAATGTTAGATGCTATCAAGCCATTACTTGAAAGTGGTCTCATCAACGAAGATATCGGGCAGCAGTTAAATGAAGCCTGGGAAGTTAAGTTGAATGAAGCCCGCCAGAAAGTCCGTGCAGAACTCCATGAGGAATTTGCACAACGTTACGAACATGATCGTAGCGTAATGGTAGAAGCACTCGACAAGATGATTACAGACCATCTTTCAGATGAAATTCGTGAATTCTCAGAAGAAAGAAAGTCAATGAATGAAGAACGCATTCAAGCTCAGTTCAAACTGCGTGAAAATGCAACTAAGTTCAATGACTTTATGGTCACCAAGTTAGCCGAAGAAATCCGTGAATTGCGCTCAGACCGCAAGGTACAGATGGAAAATCAGAAGAAACTAGAACAATTCGTTGTTCATGCCCTATCTCGTGAAATTAAAGAATTCTCACAGGATAGACAAGCAGTTGTTGAAGCTAAGGTTAAGTTGGTTGCTGAAGGCCGCAAGCAGTTGGAAGCACTCAAGGCAAGATTTATTGCTGAAAGTGCTAAGAAAGTTAGCGGCGCAGTTGCTACTCATCTTAAGGGTGAACTATCACAACTTAAAGAAGATATTAAACTTGCCAGAGAAAACAATTTCGGTCGCAAGTTATTCGAAGCATTTGCAAGCGAATTCAGTGTTACTCACTTAAGTGAAAAGGCTGAAACTCGTAAGGTGCTTCAAGCTCTTGCTCAGAAAAATGAACAATTAGCAGAAGCTACATCTAAGTTGCAACAAGCAGCACAGATTGTAGAATCAAAAGAACGTGAAGTCAGAATTATTAAAGAATCAACTCAGAGAGCTAAGGTCATGAATGAACTTCTTGCACCACTCAACGAGGAGAAGAAGCAAGTAATGAAGACTTTGCTTGAAAGCGTACAAACTCCTAAGTTGGAGAACGCTTTCAATAAGTATTTACCAGCCGTTCTTAATACTGGCTCATTAGACACCTCCCCTCGTAAGAAGGCTCTTAATGAATCTGTTATTGTAGAAGCAACTGGTAATAAAACTGCCACTACAAAAACAACTGAAGTAGATGACACTATCGTAGATAATGTAATTGATATCAAGCGTTTGGCAGGGCTTTAATTAAAAGACATATTAGGAGAATAATATAATGTCAAAAGTACTCTTAGAAAGCCGTTGGGGAGAAACAAAAGACGCCCTGCTCGAAGGCTTAAAGGGCAATCGTCGTTCAACAATGAACGTATTGCTCGAAAATACAAAGAAGCAACTTCTTTCAGAAAGTTCAGCTGGTACTACAACTGCTGGTAATATCGCAACATTAAACCGCGTTATTCTTCCAGTAATTCGTCGTGTTATGCCAACTGTTATTGCTAACGAACTCGTCGGCGTTCAGCCAATGACTGGCCCAGTTGGTCAGATTCACACTTTACGTGTTCGCTACGCTCAGTCATTGACTGACAACTCAGCAGCAGCAACTTCGGTAACTGCTGGTGAAGAAGCACTTTCACCATTCAAGATTGCTCAGGCTTACTCACGTTCGCCATCAGACGCAACAGACAGCAGCTATTACACTGGTAATGACACTGCTGCTCTTGAAGGTAACGGCGGCAAGCAGATTTCTGTTCAGATTCTTCGTCAGGCCGTTGAAGCCAAGTCACGTAAGCTACAAGCTCGCTGGACTTTCGAAGCTGCTCAGGACGCTCAGTCACAGCATGGTATCGACGTAGAAGCAGAAATTATGGCTGCTCTTGCACAAGAAATTACTGCTGAAATCGATCAGGAAATCTTGCTTTCACTTGCAACTCTTGCTTCAACTGAATACACATTCAACCAAGCAACTGTTTCAGGTACTGCTACTTACGTTGGTGACGAACA